TATTAAATTCTGAAAGCGTGGAATCTCCCTGGTACCAGGCGTACGCCAGCGCACCTGTCGCCACCGCCAGCGAGGTGACCCCGACCATCGGCAGGGTGATCGCACCGGCAAGCCCCCTGAACATGGGGATCATCCCGCCGAAGGAGTCCTTCACCTGCCCCCCCTGTTGCAGCAGGATCAGCCACGGACTTTGCCCGCCTGCAAGCTGCGTGGCCACGTCGGTGAACTGCGCAGGCAGCATACGCATGGCAGCTTTATACTGCCCGACGGAAATCCCGGCTTTTTGTGCAGCCAGCGCCTGACGACTCAGCCCCTGCTCAACGGCAGTGGCGGTTTTTCTGGCATCATTCTCCAGTCCTGAAAAATGACGCCTTACCCGGGTCATCTGCTCATCGAAACGGACCGCATCCAGACTCAGGTCAATAACCAGATCACCAACCGGCTGGGACATATCTCACACCTCCCGGAATCCCCGCTGAAGCCATCATTAATGCGGCATCATCCACCATGACATCCGCCACATCCGCAGACGATAAAATATCGCGCCTTCCGTCCCCACCGAACCGGACGCCTCCGGCAAGTCCTGCCGCTTTCTGCATCAGCATGTCTTCCTCGTCCGGCATCGCCGTCTGCTCTTCCTCATGCCGGGGGGCAAGCAGACTGAAGTCCGAGGGATGCATATCCGGATCGCAAAAAAACAGGCTGAGTACGGCGTACGTCAGCCCGGAAAAATGCATATCCAGCTGGGTATCGTGAAAATAATGCGTGCGGTAAAAATGTCGCCAGTCGGCATATTCGGTGGATGTCATCCCGGCAAGCATGGCGCGCCAGTCGGGTCTCCCCATCTCACGCGCCAGTCTGAGGGCAAAATTCAGCTCGCCGTCGAAGACTTTCCCGCAGAAAAATCATCATCAGTCAGCGTGTTATTTTTCGCCACTTCAGTAATATCAGTATCCGGACGAACAGCTTCGATCATCCCGGACAGGCACAACACCACGTCTTCCGCCCGGGCAATGGCATCGGCAGGCCAGGTGGTGAGCACTTCCTGCTCTATCTTCATCACGGCCTCATTCATTGACGGTGACTGCGTTTTCTGTGGATGGTTATGCCACAGGGACATCGCCACCAGAAACGCGCCGGTTCTGACAAGATCTTCCACACTCACCTGCAGGTTGCCGCTGGCTTCAGCCTCTTCTGCCCGCCGTTTCAGGAGGGCAAGATGCTCAATACGCTGCAGCGCAGACAGCTCAGAAAGCATGACGGATACACCGTTATATTCAAATTGTTCTGTTTTCAGAAACATGTATTACCTCCGTTTACCCTGCAGCGCCCGCTTCAGTAACGGTGACTTCAGCTACCGTGGCAAACTGACCATTACCGGAAATCACGGGGATACTCACTTTTCCGGCCTTAATCCCCGTCACAGTGATCACCATATCTTTCACAGCAATGGTTCCCGTTGACGGATCGGCGGAAACCGCTCTGAACGTCTTGTCGGTTGCACTTTCCGGCTCAAAAGAAACCGTCAGGGTGGTTGTTTTTCCTTTTTCCACGGTACCGGATGTCGGTGTCACCTTAATTGCAGTGACCGGCGTAATTTTGCTGCGTTCTTCCGCCACGGAAGGTTTGCCCACGTTGGTCACTTTCACCGTGCGGGTGATCACTTCTTTCGCCGTCACGGCCTTACCGATACTGCTGACCCAGCCACGAAACACATCCACCGTGCCGTTCGGAAAACGGATTTTATAGGCCCGCACATCCCCGCTTTCAAACCAGCCTATAAGCCCTTTCTGACCATCTTCTCCCGGTTTCCAGGCCAGCGTAAAACTGGTATCTCCTGCAGACTTCTGCCCCTGCCCGGTCGCGGTCCAGTCCGCGTCTTCATCATCCAGGTAGTTATCATCGTAGGGTTCTGCCGTCATCTCGCCCGGCGTCAGATCCTTCACCTTAGCCAGTCGCTGCCAGTCATCGTCTGACAACGGGTTTGCATAAGCATCACCCTTGCCGTTGTAAACCCACAGAGTGGTACCGGCACCTTTTACCGGCTCAAGGGGATTTGGTGTTGCCATATCGTCCTCACATCTCGTATGTAATGGAATAAGTCAGATCTGCAGAACTCCATAACGCCATATCGTCATCACGACGATACTCATAGCCCTGCGTAACCATCGTGGTAATCAGTCCTGCCAGTGCAGGGATCGCAGTCATCGCCGGATAAATCCGGCTTTCCATCCACTGATCGAGCTCCGAATCAGGTACCTGTGCCGGTAAAAACACCTCAATATGCAGTGTGGCCCGCCAGGTATCTGCATCCAGCTCTTCACCGGTATACTCTGCATCCGTCAGATAAACCGCGATCGCAGGAAAATCCTCTTCGTCAAAAACAACGGGGCGACCATCAAACAGCGTCGCCCCGTGTTCATGCTGCTCGAGTGCATCCAGCACTGCGGCACGAATGTCAGTGTGTTTCATCGTTTTATCGCAATCCTCAGTTGTTGTTTCAGCGCGTATGCCAGTTCTTTAGGCAGGCGTTCACGCCGGATACGGTCAACATTCTCATCAAATGCCTGTTTCAGTGGGGCCGCCATCGGGATTTTCACCACCTGAATGGGAAGGCGATTACGCTTTTTCCTTCCCTTGTCGTCATTGCCCTCCTCATATCTGGCCTGAGGAAGACGTTGCATAACATGCCAGCGCCCATTATTTAATCGCTGGATAAATGCCCGCTGATAACGATGCTGACCGGCTTTGAGTATGCTGTCCGGACGACGCCCCAGCATTCTGATCCCCAGCTTAATCACAGGGAGATCACCGCGGTTAACGATAATTCTGGCATTCGGATTTCTGACCGTGGCCCGTTTCAGTCTGGACCGTTCCTTAACCAGTTTCCGGCGTACCTTTGTCTCCCGGGCAACCTGTGATGAAGACTGATTAATCGCCGTTGTGGCCACGCGGTTAATCGTCATTGCTGAAGCCGCCGGAATGGCGTTTTTACGAACCCGGCTCAGATTATCAATCGCCTGATCAAGCCCTTTTATCGCCATAATTTCACCCTGCGTTTATCGTCGCCGGTTAACAGCGGGTGGTTGCCCACGGTTGAGCCAGAGATAACAGCTTCCCCCGTCATCCGGAGAAACACGATCCACCCAGAACATCTCGCCGTTAATGGTCAGCGTGTCACCACGCCGCACGGCACGCACCGTATCCGTCCGCACAAATAATGACGGGCTGCTTCCTTCAATACGGACCCCGCCACCGGCAAAACCCAGCGACTCCGGATCGTCAAAAACCCCCTGAACTTCGCCGCCACGTTGTGCTCCGGAGGTGAACTGCGCACGGATCCCCATCACTTCAACGATCGTACTGTCCACCCCGGCGAGGGCAGCATCAAAGGCATTCTGAAAATCACGCATATTCAGCCGTTCCGTGCTGTATCATGGCCGTTGCCAGTGATGATGGCACCAGAACACGCATACCCCGTAACGCCAGCTCAACGGGACGACCTGTCTCCGGGCAATACCCCATTACTTGCAGGCACTTCCGTACCCGGACGGCTTTAACATCATCCGGAGCATCCGTGTTGTTCAACTGCTCACCATCGTCTGTGTGATTTTGATCAGCCCCGCTCTCATCAGAGTGCATAATGCCCTCCGGGGAAACAGCAAGCTCCTCTTCCCACTCAGACACACGTTGAGCAATATCCGCAGCACTCCCCGACATATCCGCCTCTCGCCCCAGCAGGCCAGACAGTTCACGAAGGCGATTCAGATTTTCTTCTTTTGTTGCCATCTCGGTCTCCTGTGAAAAAAGACACGGGGGCATTTCGCCCCCGCTCACGGATTATTTCACCTGCACCACCACAAACTCATCCGGGTCCGGCAACACCATCAGCGGTGCGGACTGCGTCATGGTAAATTCACGGGCAGGATCCCCCACCGTCAGCCAGTGTTTCGGATAACGGGAAGAGGCCACCACACCTTCGGACAACGCCTGCGCATCCTGAATGGCACCATAGCAACGAATGCCCTCTGCTGCCGTATTCCCCAGGACCAGTGTACCCTCCGGCAGATAACGTTTTTCGGTACCGTCTTCTGCCACATAAGACGTTTTCGCCACCACAATGGCCAGATCACCGTAATACCCTTTGAAAGACACCACCGCCCCCAGGTCTTTCACTGCCGTTTCGAGTTGTGAATTTGAGCCGCGACGGGTATCCAGTTTTTCGCGGAAAAGCTTAAAGCCATTCAGCAGACGCCAGACAGTACCGTCCATAATGGCAATATTCACAAGACCGCTGGCCTGATCGCAGTAAAGGTCAATATCATGCGTCGGATCAAACGTATCACGGTCCTGCTCAGACCATTTTTTACCGTCGGCCTGCTCAATGTTATTTCCTTCAGAGCGTCCAAAATCCACCTCAACCGTGTCAAACTGTTCCCCTTCCATGGTGTATTTGCCATACAGCACGGCATTCACCGCCTGCATTTCTTCCACCTGCACAATAGCGTGCTCTTCCTGTTTGAGGTTATCAGTGATGATACGCAG